ATTTAAAAGCGGTAGAGGCAGAGATAGCAGGTAAAACAGAGGAGGTAGAGACTAACAGAGTCGGTCTTTTAAACGAGCAAAACGCTTTAATTTTAACAGGTATAGAAAGCGAGCGAGAGCGAAATAAGCTGCAAAGAGAGTTTGACGCAGAGCAAGAGGTCGATCCGTTGGTAAAACTAGAGAAACAAAAGACAGCTCTTGAACTTGAAAACGAGGCAATCCTTAAGGATTTAGAGGCTAAAAGATTGCTATACGCAGAGGGTACGCAGCAAAGAGTAGACGCGGAGCAGGATTACCTAAATAAAAAGCAAGGTATAGATAACCAACTTGTAGCAAATACGAAAGCTACAAACGAGCAAATAAAAGCAAACGACCAAGCAACCGCAGACGCAAAGGCATCAATACAAGACGCAAGCTTGAAAACTATTAGCGGAGGTTTAAACCTACTTAAACAACTTGGCGAGGACTCTAAGGCTTTGCAAGCAACAGCTTTAATAGGAGAGTCTGCGGTAGGTATTGCGGAGATGGTTATTAACAAGAGTAAAGCGGATTTAGTTGCGCAACCATTATTAAGTAATCCCGCAACAGCAGCAGCGGGAGCGACTGCTCTATTACTAAACAAGATTAATCTAGGAATAGGTATAGCGACAAACGTAGCGGCAACAGCGAAAGGGTTAGCGGCTTTAGGTAAGGGCGGAGCGCCCGCAGGCGGAGGCGATAATGCAGGCGGAGCAGAGGCTCCCGCGTTTAATCTAGTAGAGGGTAGCGAGAGCAATGCAATACAGCAAAGCATACAAGGACAAGAGAACGCCGTTAAAGCGTTTGTTGTGAGTGGCGACGTTACCACAGCTCAAAGCGCAGACCGTCGGATAGTAGAGGGCAGCGGATTTTAGAAATAGTGAAACAAAAACGCCTATAAATACGTCTATATAATATAACCTATGAAGAGATACGAGGGAAAATACAATAAAAAGAGCAAGGGAGTTTTTGCTATTAGTTTGGTAAACGCGCCTGCGACAGAGGAAACGTTCATCGCAATGGCTAAACAAGATAAGATTGTAAAGTTTGCGAAAGTAGACGAGGAGCAGCGTATTTTAATGGGCTTAGTATTACAGCCCGAACAATTAATCTACAGAGTAGACGAGGACGGTAACGAGTTTGAGATGTTTTTCAGCGCAGAAACTATTAAAGATTTTTCACAAAACTTTTTTCAGTCTGGATTTCAACTAAACTCTAAGCTAGAACATGACGAGCCTATCGAGGGCGTTACGTTCGTAGAGTCGTGGCTAGTCGAAGATCCGAAAGTAGATAAGTCCGCAGCGTTTGGATTAGAATATCCTAAAGGCTCTTGGCTCGTTTCTATGAAAGTAGACAATGACGATATTTGGAATAACTATATCAAAACGGGCGAATTAAAAGGATTCTCTATTGACGGAATGGTAGAGCTAGAAGAAGTAACTTTAAAATCAAATATAGAAATGAGTAAGAATAACAAAAATATTCTAGCATTGCTAAAACAGATAGTATCTGGAGCAGAGCAGGAGGTAGAGGTAACTCTAGGAAGTGTAAAATCTGGCGAGCTAGATATTCAATTCGACGGCGAAAGTTTAGAAGTTGGAACGGCTGTTTTTTTAATTGCAGACGAAAGCGAAAAAGTATCTCTAGCCGACGGAACGTATAAAATCGACGAGGGCGGCGAGATTGTTGTAAAAGACGGACTAGTAGAGTCTATGTCTGAGGCTGAGGCTGAAGAAGTAGCTCCAGAGGCTGAGGAAGTAGTAGACGCAGAGCTTGAGAAAGACGGCGAAGTAATCGAGGACGAGCTTGTAGAAGATGACGCTGCAAATATGGACGTAATAAAAGAGATTTTAAACGATATGTTTAAGGCTTACGTTGATAGTATGGGCGTTGAAATGAGCGAAATCAAAAGTAAACTAGAAACTTTAACGTCTGAAAACGTAGAGCTTAAGGAGCAGGTAGTAACACTTTCGGCGCAGCCGTCTGTAGAGCCTGTTAGCTCACAACCAAAACAAGTAACTTTAACAAAGCAAGGGCGAATCCTTGAGGCTATTAAACTAGCAAACCAAAACAAGTAAATTAATTAATTTAAAATAGATAAAAAAATGGCAATTACATCAAATTACGCAGGGCAGGCAGCAGTAGACATTATGTTGCAAGCTATCAAGGAAGAGGATACTCTTAGACTTGGACTAATTAACGTTGTACCAGACGTAGGGTACAAACTAAACTTAAGAAACTTAGACGTAACTCTAGGAGTAGTAGACTACGCTTGTGGAACTACCGCAGCAACAGACGCTGTAGCTTACTCTGAGAAAGTACTAACCCTTTCAAAGTTTAAAAACGAATTTACAATCTGTAAAGAGGATTTCCGCCCAACGTGGAGCGGCGAGTCTATGGGTGCGTCGGCTTTCAACGATCAAACGCCTCAAGAGATTGCAGACGCTATCGTAGCAGATACAGCAGGAAAATTAGCTGAGTGGTTTGAAAACCAAATCTGGAACGGAGCAGGAACAGCAGGAACTATGAGCGGATTAATCACGCAGTTTGCAGCAGACGGAGACGTTATAAAAGCAAACAACGGGATTACAGCAATCGGAGCGGCTATCTCTACGACTAACGTACTAGCAGCATTCGACGCAGCAACAGGCGCACTACCTTACGCACTAAGACGTAAGTCAGTAAACTTTATCGTATCTCCAGACGTTGCAGATGCTTACACAAAGTTACTTATCCAAAACGGAGCAGCTAACGGACTAGGAGGCGACGCTAACACAGGATTAGTTTACGGACGTTACTCAGTACAAGTTGTAAACGGATTACCAGATAATACAATCGTTTTATTCGAGAAGTCTAACATTACAATGGGTACAGGATTAGCCTCAGACGCTACCTCTATTAGAGTGAAAGACCTTGACGAAGTAGATTTGAGCGGAAACGTTTTATACAAGTCTGTATTCGGTGGCGCTGTAGGATATTCTTACGGAGCTGAAATAGTTTGGTTACTTACAACAACAGCCTAAATACTAGGGGGGGGTAAAAACCCCCTTTTTTTAAAACATTATATAACAGTTAACTAATTGGTTAACTATCTAAAAATCAACAACTTATGGCGTGTTTATTAACAAGCGGAAGAGCTAAAGTGTGTAAGGACGGTCTCGGCGGTCAATCTACACTTTATCTTTTTGACAGCTTACCAGATGCTTTTACCGTTTCAAACGGAGAGGCTACGGCAATGAATGTACTATTAACTGCGGCGTTTGCTTATCCTTTAGAGGGAGACGGCAATACCCTAGAGCAGTCTATGGTAGGAGACAGAAATACTAGCAGCAGAGTTAACACTCAAACGCTTACAACCGTTTTGAAAGCTATGGACGCTGCAACAAATGCAGAGTTTAATCTATTAGCCGCAGGGTATCCTAGCGCGGTAGTAGTAGACAGAAACGGAAACTATATAGCTTTAGGACTTGACGATGGAATCGACTTTACTGTCGTAGCATCGACAGGCGGAGCAAAGACTGACGGCAATATGTATACTTTGACAGGAATCGCAACAACTAAAGACCTTGCGCCTTTCCTTGATTCAGCTACACAAACCTCGTTTTTAGCGGTAGTATCTTAATTTAGTTTTATTCTCTCAAAAAGCCTTGCATTAAATTGTGAGGCTTTTTTTTTTGCTTAATAGAAACAAAACAAGACTTTTTTCGTTTTAATTATATACAAGTTTGTTTTATGATAGTAAACCCTAGATTGACGACTCACACTATAAAGCTAGTACCTAGATTTAAAACGTCTAATGTATTGACGCTTACAGTTACGGATAGTACTCTAGGAACGTCTACAGACTTAAACCCTAACTATACAACGGGAGGCGATTATAAGCTATCCTTAACGTTTGACTATACGTTTGCAGACGAAAGTAGCTACCAATTAAAATTAACCGACTCCGTAACTAACGAGATAGTTTACAGAGGCTTAGTTTTAGCAACTACTCAGAACTCACAAAGCTATAAGCTAACGGATAACCTATACAGATGGTAATAATATTATGAGCGATATAAAACTAATAACACTCACGAACTACGTTAGACCGCCATTGATGGAGGACAAGTCTAGGGATTGGGTT